TTTTATAAGCACCCACATAGAGATAATCCTTTGCCACACCGCCGTGATTGAACGCGGGGTGAAGCGTGAACCCGCTCGTGGCTTTATCCGCAATCTTGAGATATTCCACATTTCCACTACGGTAACGGCGATACCAAAACTTAGGGATTTTCACCATCACATCTCCCGTGGATAAGGTTTCACGGACAATGCTGCTCCAAGGGTAACAGTTGTTGAAGTCACTCGAACCTGCTGTAGTACCTACGGTTGCGGTAGCAGTCTTGCCGACAGCGGAATCCGTTCTCGCCCAAGCGGGAGAGGTAGCCGTAATATCCCGGCTGATACCGTAGATTTTTACGAACGACAGCTCCACACTGCGAGACTGCCCGGAGGAAGTGATAGATACTGACTTAGAGTCTGTATCAGAGCCGGAAACCGCCTTTACCGTCCATGTGCCGACATTATGCACTTGGAAAGTGTGACTGCCGGAGGTATTAGGGGCGGTGTACTTTGTACTTCCACACTCACAGGTGCAGGTCGCTCCTACGGGGTAGGTAACGGCAATCGTAGCCGTGAAATAGTAGTAGGTTGCGGTGTAGTTCGAGGTCGTACCTGCCACAGAAACTTTCGGCGTAGTGTTATCCGGCTTGCTGTACCCGTCCTCCGCACCGTACTCGATATGATAGGTATGACCGATAGGCACGACAAAGGAAGCCGTTTTCTTCGTTTTGGTGAGCGTTGCCGACTGCGTAGACGCAGACTCCGTTTCATCGACACAGGTGACTACCACACTGGAAAACGCGGAATCATCGTCAATAGAAATGGTGACATTGGCGATTTCACCTGCGGCGGGAGTTGCGTCCGCTCTGTTTGCCGCATTGCTCGACAGGTTGTAAACGCCCTGTACGGAATACGGGAAAGCGGAAAAATAATACTTTTTACCCTTGGTGAGTCCGCTCACCGTAAAGGGTGTGTTGACATACGCGCCGAGATTGGTGTTGTTTACTACAAGCGTTCCCTCAGAGGGCTTTGTAGGATAACCAGTATCGCTCATGCGAATCATTACACCGCCCACAGAACAAATCAGATTGTTGTTCGCGTCATAGCTGTCGGCGGGTTCTTGGAACTTCAAGCCGATACTGGTCGCGGAAAGCGAGTATGCGATAAAGCTCCTCATGTTGTTCGGGGCTTGCCCGATTTTCTGCAACAGACTGTCAACAGTCCATTTTGCTTCTGCCCAAGACATTTACACTACCTCCTCTGTGATGTTTAGACCGTCTGCACTGAATGTGATGGTCTTAGTGTTTACGAGGGAATAACTTCCGTTTGACTCTTTCTTATAGAGCTTTTGCGTGATAACTGTATCGGAAGTGAACACGGTTTCGATTTTCTTGTTTCCTGCCGAGTCGATTTCCGTGATGGTCTTTCCATCAGCAGAGAAAGTAGTTGTGCGCGGGTCAAAACCGTCCGTTTTAGTGTCGAGAGCAGTAATCTGATTTTGCAGATTTCCGGCAACATCTTCTCCGAGCTGACTCTTGACGAACTCGAACCAAGTCGTGAATAGTGCCTGTTGCTGACTCTCAAAGGTGTCCATTTCCGTGCGATAATCAGTTTTAAGGGAGTTAATTACATTATCCCCCTCCGCTTCCAAAGCAGTAATATACGCGGTAAAACCGTCCTGCTTGGAGTCCGCTTCGTTCTCAAAAAGCCCTTTCTGTGTGGTGAAATAGTTCTGAAACGCTTCGTACAGGTCAGAACCGTTTTCTACCATCGACATAAGGGTATTGAGAGCTTCGTTCATACGGTTCGCGTCTCTCGCACCAAAAAAGGACTTTTCTTTGTTGCTGTAAGCGGTCACATCTTGGAACGATACCGTACCGTCCTCATTGGTGATGGTGTTGTACCGTTTTAGACCGCTCCACACAGCGTCCGTATAATTTACGGGTAACAGTTCCCAAGACATTTACAGGTCTCCTCCTCTCATTCCAAAATTCCAAGTGAACATTCTTCTCCCCTCAGACTCATTGGTGAGTCTGTCGTAGAGGTCAAGTATGGCGCGTTCCAACCGATTCAGCTCTGCAAAATCCATTGTGTTACCGTTTGCTACATAGGTCGGAGGGTTGCCATACGACCTCTTGAGAGTTTTGCTGTTGATGGTTTTCAGATTTTCCTCAAGCTGATTGATTTCATCAGCATAGAAGTAATCCGAATAGGTACGGTCAGCACCGAGGGAGACGATAGAGAACTCATCGTACATCTTGAGAGCCAACTTACGCAGATAGGTGAGGTTGTTCTTGATACGGTTGAAATCGACCGCGTTGAACCTGTCTCCCGTATATACCCCATCGGAGGGGTTCGTTACACCGTACCAGTCTGTTTTAGGCGTTGTCCAAGCCATAACTAACCTCCTGTTCTACGAGCCGTGACCTTACCCGCAAAGCTCTGATTGAAAATGATGGTGTGGCGGTAGATGTTTACTTTCATATCAGACTGGAACTCGTTCTCTTGGTAAACAATATCGTTCACATCAATTTCGGGATTGCCGCGAGTGTCGTACTCATACTCGATGCCGGACTGATAATAGTCACCGAGCCAGTCTGCGAGGTCTTGCGCCATTCCCATATCGGAAATAAGAGGGTTTTCCCACTTGATTGTCTTTCCTCGATTATTGAGCGTTTTTGTTGCATAACGCTCTACAATTTTGTAGCGGTAGCCGGAAATCTCCAAGCGGTAAGTACCTGTCACTGTAAACTTGACGGTGATGTAGTAGTTGCCCGACTCCAAAATGGAAACACCGCCCGACTGATTTTCCAGTGCGGCAGAAAAGCCGTAGGAGGGTTCTCCCACGAAAAAAGTCTCCACATCACCCGCCGCGACCGTGACTTCTTCGCTGACAAGATTTTCTTGCTGATTGCCCGTCTGATAGCTGTAGCAAGGAACAATTATCTCCTTGACAAGCTCCTGCTTGATAGCTTTCGGGGAGGAGGTCATATCTGTGCGGGTCATAGTGAAATCCGTAATATCACCAAAGCTGAAATTATTCAGCACGATACGGCTATAGGGTTCGGCGGTCTTTGTGAACTCGATTTTCATAACATCGAAATCGTCAAAGTCCGTGTGAATGACCGTGTTCTTACTGATTTCGTCAGCCCCGACCTCGTACTCCGTTACGAGCGTCCCGTCATTGTAGGTTCGGATTGTAAAAGCTGCCGGAATCGAGTGTCCGAATACCAGTTTTACACCGTAGTACATACACGCAACTTCTTGTGTAAGCGTAACAACGGGGTTGGTGGTGAATGTTCCGTCCGCTTTAGACTGCACCGCTGACACAAAACCTGTATTCAGCGTAGCATTTCCAAAATTGCGGGGTAAGAAGAACATCTTACCGTCTGCCGTGGTATAGTTCTGAGCAAAGGTGGCGTACTCGTCTTTCGCAGTACCGTCCATAATCTTTTCGACATTGGAATAGGTAGCTTCCGCGTTTGCGCTTGCCGCCGCTTCGGGAATGAAGTTGGACTTAATCTGAATACCGCCCATACGGGTTTGTGATAGAACACACCGACAGGCGTTTGCGATAATCTGCAACGCTTCCTTGTGCTGAAC